AACCAAAAAGGTTCTGTACTATATCCATACGGTCACTTTGGACCGGTTAACTAGGAGAAGACGAGTGAACGACACCCTTAAAACAGAACTAATCGAAGTCTTTAGCAAGCAGATCGACGCTTCGGTTCGCAGCACCTTTGATTCTTTGGTTAAGGTGTTTGGCCCCTCCATGAAAGGTATTTATAACTCACGCCAAGCCGCAGTTTGGTCTGAGACAGTGCGCCCTTGCTGCGCTACCAAAGGCGATCGTTATGGCTCCGAGTACGCTGTAGATGAGCAGCTCTTGGCCAGTTTCAAGGCAAAGGTTGCAAGCGTTATGGCTGACGATGTTCTCGCAAAGGTTTCTGCAAAGGTTGGCGAACTTGAGAACTCTAAGGTCATTCGTGTGCGTGGCGCAGAGTTCCATCTCCACGGTATCAAAAACGGTCAGAAGGTTTACATCGAGCAGACGCAAATCCTCAATGTCTCCTCCAAAGGCAAACTCTTCAACCAGTTCCCCTCCCGCATCTATGTAGACGGGAAATTCACGCCAGCAGCTAAGTTTGCAAAAATCTAACCAACGGGGGCTACGGCCCCCTCACAAGGAGAAACCAAATGGCTTTTCAAGAAATGGACAAGATCGTAGAGAAGTTCTTTGACAACCCTGCATTCACTGCGCCCACTAACAGCCGGCGTGAAGAGCGTGCAGACCGCTGGATGAACGAGCGCTATGGTGAGCTGCTTGACCTATGCAAGAGCGGCAAGAGGTCGGAGGGCGGATGGTACATGAGCCACACAGCGTCGGTTCGGGATGATGCAATCGCCTTCCTCATGGACAACGACTGCTTCCAAGAGATCTGCGAGGCATTTGAAGGGAAACCAGAGCGTGGATATGCGCTGTACGTGAGTGAGCGTGTAGACCAAGAAGCACTCGAGGCAGACAGAAACGGAGCGTTCGATGAACAGGAATGAGTACCTAAAAATGCGCGAACGGCGTATAATGCAAGAGCGGGAACCAATGTCGATGCGGGTTTTCGCAGGGTTTGCTTGGATCATGGCTGTACTTGCGATGCTGTTCGTTTGAATTCCCCAGCGGGCGGTGGGACAAAACACCCGCAGGCGGGGCCCGGATGACCGTGCGTGTCTTCTCCCCCGGGTGACCCGCCCATATTCACAACCTGAAGCCGAGGTTATAGAATCGCCGGAACAATAATCACTGAGAGAACGTGATGCCCCGTAAGAAGCCCGAAGCCCCGACAGAAGCCCCAAAGAAAACCGGCAGGCCGTCAAAGTACACGCCAGAAATCGCCGCAGAGATGTGCAGGCTACTGGCTGACGGGATACCACTAAGGGAGATATGCAGGAGAGAAGGATTCCCAGAGTGGAGAACAGTCTACGATTGGATGTACAGGGACGATGCTTTGGGTAGTGCGGGCGTCGGTCTTTCCGCATCCATCGCGCGAGCTCGTGAAATCGGACAGGACGCCATCGCTGAGCAGATCTGGCTGGACGTCAATCAGGAGCCTGAGCGGATTCTGTCTGAGGGCGGTAACCGGATCGACTCCGGGTATGTTCAGTGGCAGCGGGTGCGGGCTGACATTGGCCTGAAGCTACTGGCCAAGTGGAACCCGAAGAGATATGGCGACCGGGTGGAGCTCTCTGGTAATAAGGAGAGCCCGATCCAGATTCAGGCTGACGTGACGTTGTTTGACGCCATCCTGACGAACCTCGAGGCCAAGCGGCAGAGTGAGTGAGGTCGAGGCGGTCCTGAGGGACCCACGGACCCGACAGGAGTTTGCCAAGCTACCGGCTGATCAACAGGCTGCGTATGGCTGGCGGATGAGATGGCTCTCGCAGGCCCATAAGCATCAGATCCTGCCTCCCGGGGATTGGTGGAGCATCTGGTTACTATTAGCAGGCCGAGGGGCTGGAAAGACCCGTACGGCCGCGGAGCAGGTGGGCTGGTGGGCGTGGAAGGAGAGCGGGACGAGGTGGCTGGTGGCCGCCCCGACGTCTGCTGACGTAAGGGGAACGTGCTTTGAGGGTGACTCTGGCCTCCTGAGCGTTATCCCCCAGATCCTGATCGCTGACTACAACAAGGCGCTGCACGAGCTCAAGCTGACCAATGGGAGCCTGATCAAGGGAATCCCGGCCTCCGAGCCTGAGCGCTTCCGGGGGCCACAGTTCCACGGGGCATGGCTTGATGAGCTGGCCGCATGGGACTACCTACAAGAGGCGTGGGATCAGATCCAGTTCGGTGTCCGTCTCGGTAAGAAAACGAGAACGATCTGCACGACGACTCCCAGACCGAAGGACCTGATTCTCGAGCTGGTGGGGCGGGACGGGGAGGACGTAGCCCTGACGACGGCGTCGACCTACTCAAACCTTGATAACCTGTCAGACAACTTCCGCAAGCAAATCCTGAGCTACGAAGGGACTCGGTTAGGCCGGCAGGAGATCTACGCCGAGATCATCGACCCCGAGGAGTCTGGCATCGTCAAGAGAGATTGGTTCAGGCTCTGGCCGAACGGACGGGAGTTCCCCAAGTTCGAGTACATCATCCAGTCCTACGACTGCGCCTATACAGAGAAGACGGCCAACGACCCGACCGCCTGCCTAACATTTGGCGTGTTCAAGCCAATAGATGGCCCGATGAGCGTCATGCTGATCGATGCGTGGCAGGACAGGCTCCAGTACCCTGACCTCAGGCCTAAGGTCCAAGAGGAGTACGAGACCGTCTTCGGGGAGGGGAGGGACCGCAAGAGGGTCGACCTGATCCTTGTGGAGGACAAGTCCGCGGGTATCAGCCTGATTCAAGACCTTCAGCGGGCTCACCTGCCTGTGAGGGCGTACAATCCCGGCAATGCCGACAAGATGCAGCGGCTGAACATCGTGAGCCACATCATCGCTCGAGGGCGTGTATGGATTCCTGAGAGCTCCCAGAGGCCGGGTTATGTGAGGGACTGGGCTGAGGGGTTCGTCTCCCAGATCTGCGCCTTCCCCGACACGAGTCATGACGACTTCGTGGATGCGGCCACTCAGGCCTTGAGGTTCCTGAGGGATGCTGGATGGCTTGAGGTCGATCCACCGCCGCAGGATGACTGGGATGAGGACGATTATGCGGACACTGGCCGGTCTAGACGGGTCAATCCATATGCAATATGATGGCCAAACCCTTTAATCGGTGGATGTCATGACCCCCGAAGATATTCGTCTGCTGAGCCAGATCACTGGCGCACTCCCTCCCAAGAACGCCAAGAGGCTCAACGAAGTTCCGTTCCCGATGGGCGACCCCCGCATGGAGGAGGAGCGCAAGCGTCTGGAGCAACAGAATCTGGCCGAGCGAGCTGCCAGCCAGAAGGCATTCAAAGACGCTCCGATTGATGAGCAGATTAAGGCGATTGTGAAGGGCGCTGGGTTCATGGGCGCGACGATGCTTGAGGACACGCTCGCACCGTTTGGGTTCAAGGTGGCTCGCCCGATGGTGCAGGAGCAGACCTTCCCAAGCCTAAGGGCTGACCTTAGCCCGCCGTCGTTGGCAGACCCATTTGCGCCGAAGACCCCTGCCGAACAGACCGTTCTTACAGAGATTGGGGAGTACGCTGACCCGCTCGTTCAGTTTTTGGACCAGTCGAAGGTTATCGACCTTGCCCCGGGCATATTCACCGCTCCTGAGCAGTTGATAAGGGCTGGTGCTCGTCAGGCTGGGGCGGCTGCGATGAAGGGTGCGGCTCAGGCTGGGCAGGCGGCAAAGAAGGGCGTGAAGGCCGCTGGCCGTGCTGCATCGTCTACTGAAGACATGCTGCGCCAGAAGCTTGGGGCTCCCGTTGGGTCGATTCAATTAACCCAGTCGGAACCCACTCAGAACCCACTGGGTTTCTACTCCGCTCTGGATCGGGCGACAGACTCATTGCAAAACAAGGGGACTGGTCAGCAGTTCCTGAACCAGATCACGAACATGCAGGGCGTGAAGGCCGACGAGATCAAGTGGACGGGACTGGACGAGTTCCTCAAGGGCAAGAAGGACGTCACCAAGCAGGAGGTGAGGGACTACCTGAACGCCAATCAGGTGAAGCTTGAGGA